GCATTAGTTATTTCCTATAATAGCTTTAATCTCAGCATCATTCAAACCTAATGCTTTAAGTTTGTTTAGTGCTGATTGTTTAGCATTTATTTTAGCTTGTTCTTCAGCTTCAATTTCTGCAAGACATTCTGGTACTAAATCTAATATATCTTGTTTATTAATTGGTTGAGTGCCATTTTCCCAAACTAAAGTATTAACATCATCACCTGACATACTAGCTTGTGCGGTTGGATTTATTTTAGAAATTGCTTTAAATATTGCATTTATTGTTTTCATAATTAACCTTTAATTTCCATAAGAATTATTGAACCAGTTGATGCAGGTGTAAATGAACCATTAAGTTTTATTGTTCCAGTTCCTGAACCTGTTGTTCTCATATAAACTTGATAAGTAGTTGATGAAGTTGTTGATGGTGAGTCTAAATACATAAAAGAAGCTGGAGATTCACCAGCATCAGCTTGTATTCCTACAATACCATTTGAACTACCTAAATTAGTTGCACCTCTATATACTGTTAAAAATGATGTATCGTTAAAAACATTTGTTGAAGCAGAAACTAATATTAATATTTTATTAGCAGTAGCAGATGGTGTTATTGATGCTGTAAGAGTATTAGATGCTGTTACAAAAGTATTAGATGTTGTTGTTCTTACTGTTGTATCAGTAGCACTTACTACTTGAATAACTTGTCCAGCAGTAGCTCCTGCACTACCCCAAGTATTATCTCCTCTCAAGAATGTAGTTGAAGATGGAGTGCCTGTTGCTGAAAAATCTGCAATAGCAATACTATTTGCTAAACTTAATTTAGAATATGCTATAGCTGCAGATGAATTAACATCAGCATTGACTATTGTACCATCTGCAATATTTGTGCTTCCTACAATTCCTGTGCCAAGATCACTACTTGTTAAAGGTGCATTGGTAGGTTTTCTTCCAATGAATGCCATGTGTATATCCTATGTAGAAATATCATCTACTGTGCTAACGACTGTGTCTAAAGAAGTAGCAGTATCTGATACAATTTTTAAAGCATCACCAGATTGAACAACAAATTTAGCTCCACCATCAAGAACTTGCAAAGCAGAACCTGCTGGTATTGGAGCTGTTTTAATTAAGTAGTAATCTAAAGATGTATTAGTAATATAGACAGAAGCATTAACTGCACTTGCTGTAGTGTTAGCAATATTAATACCAACGATTGTGTCGTAACTGTCTGATGTAAATATTGTTGTAGCAGATGTACCTATATTTCTATTTATGTATCGTCTAAAGTTTTGTGCCATATTTAATCCTATACTAGAGAGCTATTGACATTGCAATAGCAAAACCAGCTCCAGCTTTACTATCTATTTGAGTTTGAATAGATGAAGTTACACCATCTAAATAACCAAATTCTGTTGAACTAACATTAGCATTTAATTGTGTAGGTGATAAGTTAGTTAATAAACTACCATTAACAGCTGGTAATTGTGCTGATCCATTTAATTGTACTATATTATTTGCTGAAGTTCCAACATTTAATGTAGCAGCAGTACCTAATCCACTAATCTTAGTATTAGATATTGAATTAACTGCAATATTAATTGTACCAGAACTTGTTACTGGAGAATTAGTTATTGTAAATTCTGACGATCCAGCATCAGCTAAACCTACAGAAGTTACTGTTCCGCCAGAACTTGGAAATACTTGTGTGTATGAAATAGAACTAGAACCAAGTGTAGCGCTTGTATCTGTAGTACATAAAAATAAATCATCAGCATGAGTAGAACCTTCTGATACTAAAATTAATTGTCCAGCTAATTCTGTTATTGTATCAAACTCTGGATCTCTTGAAGCAGCTCCTGATGCTACAACAATATATAAACCATTTTGAGATGCAGTAGATTGATCTTTTAATAAAACTCTATTTCCTGTTACTAATGTAATACCATCTAATGTATCACCATTTTCTAATCCTGTAGAAATGTTAACGTTTGTAGTTGAAGCAACTCTAGCAACAGCTCTTGTTCTAAGACCAGCAACTAAATTATCAACATAGTTTTTAGTAGCAGCTTCAGAAGAAGATGAAGGATCACCTAATCCTGTTACAGTACCACCTGAAATAGAAACGTTATTAGCATTTTGAGTTGCAATAGTTCCAAGTCCAAGATTTGTTCTTGCAGTAGATGCTGAAGTTAAATCAGATAAGTTACTTGCTTTAACAAGTTTAGCATCTAATTGAGTTTGAACAGCAGAAGTTACTCCACTTAAATATCCTAGTTCTGTATCAGTAGTTGCTGATACTGCAATTTTTTGTGATGAGTTAGATATAACTGCTCTTGATGCAGTTAAAGATTCTGTATCAATTGTAGTTGCAGATCCAGTTATTGTTGGTTGTTTAGAATCTAATTGCGTTTGAATAGCACTTGTTACTCCAGATACATAACCAAGTTCTGTAGATGTAACTGTAGATACAGCAACTTTGCCAGAAGCATTAGAAGTTAAAGCTCTGCTAGCTGTTAAATCAGATGATATAATTGAAGTTGCACCACCTGTGATTGTTGCTTGTTTAGAATCTATTTGAGTTTGTATTGCAGATGTTACTCCATCTAAATATCCAAACTCTGTATTTGAAACTGAACCGTCATGTATCTTAGTAGCATTAATTGCAGCGCTTGCATTAATGTCAGCATTAACAATAGTACCATCAGCAATCTTGGCTGATGTTACAGCGTCATCTGCAAGTTTTGCAGTTGTTACATTTAAGTCAGTTATCTTTGCAGTAGTAACTGCATTAGAAGCAAGTTTAGCAGCGGTAACACTACCGTCTGCAATATTAGTTGTACCAATAGCCGAATCTGGAATTGATGAATTTGTTTTAGATAAAGCACCAACATAAATTGTTAATGTCTCATTTGATAATGAACCACTATCCCAAGTTACTGTTACAGTTGTATTTGTTGAAAATGTTGAAGCACTAATTGATCCATAGATAGTTCCAGTAGAAGAACCTACAGCTTTAATTCTACGACCAACATGATAGAAACTTGTAACGTCTGCACTTGCTACTGTGAATGAAGTTGATGAAGCATAAGAAATTGTAAATGCACTATCGCCATCTCCGTAAATAACCCATTGAGAATCATTGTACCATTCTCTAATGTCAGCAGTCATTGCTCTGAAAGCATTATTAATATTTGAAGGTAACATTCCTTCAGCAATACTAATACCGCCTACTGATGTATTTCCGCTTGCTGTTGAGCTATAATCTTTTATTCCTGCCATATTAATCTCCCATAAACCATGTGAAAACTTTATCGTTTTCGGTATTAAATTTATTTATATAAACATTCACAGCTTCTTCAATCTGTCTTTGAAAATATTCTTGTGTCTCAAAAGAATATCTAACATTATCTATATCTTTTTCAACAATATCTACCATTATCTATATCCTGCTCTACTTGCAACAAAATCTACACCTTGTGCATGATGCCAGTCAGTACCAGAAGCTATTTTAACATTAGCTCTAACATATCTTCCTGATTTTCTTACTGGATTTAATCCATTATTAGTCATTGTAGAAGTGGAAGATTCTCCAATATTATCTGCAAGTCTTTCTCTTGTTTTAACAGTAACAGTTGCTGTGGCATCAACGATTGGTCTAATGCCTGTAATGTTAGCTCTGTTACCTGGAAATATTTCTAATTCTGATGTTTCTATTTCAGCTTCTAATTGATTACCAGAAAAGATTGCAGCTTTATAATCACTATTAATTGCTCCTAAATATAATTGTCCGCCAGACCAGAAATCTGTATCTAATGCAATATTAATATCATCTAAATTTTGAGATATAATATCCATTAATTCAACTGTATAAGCACCAACGAATTGTGAAAATATAACACTAGCGTTTGCTTCTGCTAATGACCACTTTTGCGTTGCATAATTATAAATTAAAATTCTATCACAAATACCAGTTGTATTATTTGTATTATTTGCTGAAGGATATAACCATAAAGCAAGTTGATTAAATGGGTCAACTGCTGCAACTATTCTATCAGAAAACGCTTTGTTTAAATTATTTTCAAAAAATCTATTAACTTTTTCTGCGCCAATTGCAATTACGTTATCACCATCTATTTGAAAAAATCCGTCATCAGCATAAAAGAAAACTCTTCTATTATCTTGACAAACAGTATGACCATAAACTGCACCTCTGTTTGGAGATATAACTGATAATCTAAATACAGTTGCACCGCCTACATAGTCCATACGAATAATTTGGTTTTGTCTAAATACATAACCAACTTCGCCTGATGTAATTGCTACAACTCTACCACCTGAACCTGGTAAATCTTGATAATCTGCTTGTTTAGAACCTTCAGTCCAAGTTGTAATGTCATTTATTCCAGACCATTGAATTCTATTTGTTGCTCCAGATATGTTTCCAGTAACTAAAAAATCTCTGACTACACCAGACATTCTAAATAAAGGTGGAGTTCCATCTGTAGCTATTGCAGATAAATTTGCAAAGTTAGTAGATGTTCCCATTAAATAATATTGAGGAGTATCTACACCATTACTTGCAATAACATAATTACCAAACTGTGTGAATGTCCAAAAATCTGTATTTGTTCCTGTTAAACCACTTTTTCTTGAAGTGAATGTTCCTGAATCTAATTGATAAATATTAGAGTTAGTTGCAACAAAATTATAAACAGTATTAGTATTATCTCTAAATGAACCTGCACCCCTAGCATTTGCTGAAATCGTATTGGAGCTGTAAGCAACCAAACTTTTAAATGGTTTATAACCTTGTAAAGCATAATATACATTCTTAGCAACGTTCGCACCAGGATTCAAGTGTTCTGGTTGATCCGGTAACCATTCACCAAAAGGTACTTGCATAGCTATTATTCAGTTATTGTTGTAACGTATCTTCTTGTAAATGGAGAAGCGACTGTAACATCTGATCTTATTTGTAATGGAGAACCAGAATAAGAATCTTCCCTATCATTTAATTCAATTCTTTCAAGAGCTGTTTGATACATTGCTGACCATTGTTGAACTTGGTTAGGATCAAAACCACCTAAGAAATTAGCAGCATGAAATAAACTACCATATAAATAAACAGCAGGGTGGTCTGTTAAAATATAATTAGAAGTATTTTGAGATGATAAAGCTGTGAATTTTTTATAAAAATTTAATATACCAGTATAAGTGCTATCTGGTCTTGGCGCAAATCTAAATGTTGAACCAAGTATAGTATAAGAAGTTGGAACTCCAGTTGTTGAAGATGCTTTAACTGAATCCATTTGAGCTGGTGAAATAAAAGTCATTGGAAACTTTTGACCATTACTTAAAATATAAAAATCTCTTACTTGTAAAAATCCTGTAGGTACGCTTTCAGTTTCTGAATCAATCGTAATAGTTGCTTGGTCATGCATCTGACGTATTCTTAATTTAGCATTTAAATCTGCTTCAGTTAGAATAATAAAATCATCTGATATTTCAGATGTTAAATCAGATCTGTTTAACCAATTTGCAATTGCTGATTTTAATTCTGTATATGTACTTAAAGCCATTATAATCTACCTGGTGCTGTTCTGAAAAACTGAAATTCAGAACTGTTTAATTTTTTTTTTAATATTTTTTTTTGAACATCAGATGGTAAAGCAAACCAATTTGAATTACCATTATATTCTTTTGACCAAATTTCTAAAACTAATGTTGGAATAGAAGCAACTCTTTTTAAATCTTTAGATTTAGAGTAACCATTATTTTGAGTATATAATTTTTTATTATGCTCAACAATGGGTTTGTAATCAATGTTTCTTTCAATAACAACTTTATCTTTTTCTTGATGATAAGTGGTTGTCATCAAACCTTCTTTTTCAACTACCTTATTCATACTCTGCCTTGACCAGCGTATTTTTTCTTAGTTACTTTTTTATTTGGTCTTTTGCTATGTCTGCCTGGTCTTTTCTTTTTTGTTTTTTTTAAAAAGACGTAACCAAATGCGCCTTTAGCTTTTTTCACTATTTAGACATTTGACTAACAGAAGCAGTTCCGCCAGTAGATACTTGTATAAAGCTAATCTTCTGACCTGGATTTACTCTGATAATCTCAATTACGTTCGCTGGTAAATATGTATCGCTTGATGTTGCAGTTGGGTTTGCACCTAACTTATAATAACAAGCTGTTGTTGCTGATAATCTAATATGGTGAATACCAGAACTAAATGCAGCACTTGCTGCAGCTGTTCCTGTATAAGCAACGTTTTCATTTGATACTACAGCAAAAGCTGGATCTGTACTATGACCTGACATTATTCATTCTCCTCATCTTCATCGTTAATATTATTGTCAAAATCATCATCGTCTCTATCATCTTGACAATTTTCACAAACCTTTTTTGATTGTTCGTATCTTAAATCTTCTAACAATTCAATGATACTATCAATTCTTTCATCTAAACTTAATGCTTTTTTCTTTTTAGCCATTTGTTTTCCTCTAGTTTAAATGGGGATATTGCTATCCCCACTATAATTATCGTCTAATGATAACAGTTATATCAATTGGTTGAGTCGTAGAAGATCCACCATCTGATGTAAAAGTTATATATTGACCCTCAGAAACATTGTTAGCAGCTGTTGGTTCAGCAGTATCAATATCTCCAGCAGCTGATCCTGAAAAAGCAACTGTGAATGATCCACCTGTTACAGTAGTTCCATTAATTGCAGTTGTTACAACTGAGTTAGCTGTTGTGATTGCGCCACCTAATACAGAAATAATTTTAATAATTTTTCCATCATCAGGTACAGCAATGTTAACTGAACTAGGAGCTGATACGTCAGCTAATCTAGCAGTTAAAAAGTAGTCGTTTAATGTTCTCATTTTTATTTTCCTTTGTTTGCTTCGTTCCGTCTTTAGACTTCAAAGACCAAACTAAGTTAAGTTAAGATATAGGGGAGAATAATCTCCCCTATATTTTTGGTTTATTATGATGTTGTTAAGTCAGCAACAATTCCTGAACCAGCTTCGTTTCTAGATTCAAGAGTGTATTCAACTAACAAGAATTGCTTCATAGCATCACCAGTTTTTGCTAAATCTTCTAAAGAGAAATCTCTTAAGAAAGCTACAGCAAATAAATCTGGAGTGATTACGAAAGCATCTCTAGCTCTTTGGAATCTGTTTGGTGTTACTTGTAAAGCACCGAAATCAGATTCGTACACATCAACCGCAGCAACTAATCTTTTGTTTTCAGCTGGGTCAAATCTTGTAGATCCACCTGTGAAACCAGATAGTTTTTGCTTGTTGAAAGAACCAACCATAACCATTGATGGATCACCACCGTTATCCCATACTGATTTGATAACTGATTTTAGTTGATCTTCTGTGAAAGCTCTTTGAGTTCCATCAGTTCTAGCATTTGTTCCAGATGTTCCTGGAGCAGATCCGCCAGATCCAGCACTTTGGTTAGACTTTAACCAAGAACCTAATCCTGATAGTTCTCTAGCTGTTGAGTCATCCCCAGCAACTTGAGCATTGTTGTCGCAAAGCGATGTTTCCATATCTCTTTTAAGCTCTTTTGATGCTTTAGAGATTTGGTATGCAAGCTCAGAATTTCTTCCAGCTTTGTTAACCGCTTCTAACGTTCCGGAAATGATAACAGATTTTGTAGCAATCTGAGTAACGTTTCCTCTTCTTGTTGTGCTAGATGGAGCAGAGAATGATACTTCATCTCCTTCAATCTGAGCATTTGATGCACTAGCAGCTGCTAATGAATCTAATTGCCATTCATGGTTAACAGCAGTCGCTTTAGTTTTAGCGATGCTTGACATGAAAGGCGTATCAGTTGGAGATATATTATAGATTATATCTGTAAGATCTTCTCTTAGTCCAACTGCATCGTACTTACTATATGTGCCTGATACTTGAGCCATATTATTTTCCTTTTATTTTTTGTTGGTTATAATGTCATAGAAGATGCTTGCGGCATCGTTGACATTGCCTGATTTTTTGAGACGACCCAACTTTTCCTTACGCTTTTGGAAGTTAATATCATTACTGTCTTTTTTCACACCTGAAGATAAAAACTTACCTGGCTTAGATGCTTGCGCAGCTGAAACAGGTTTTACATTTTTCATATTACGATACTTTAAAGCATCATTAACTAACATCACAATTCTATGGTCATAGATTTGTGAAATCTCATTATCTTTAAATCCATAAGAATTTAAAAAATTTCTAAGATTGTTTTTAGTTGTACTAGCTTTTTGAGCATCTTGAAACTCTGGCATTTTTTCTGCCAAGATTTTTTGTTGCTCTTGTACGTATGAACTAAGTTGTCTTTGTTGTTCCTGTTGTAACTTACTAGCAGCTTCTATCATCTTCTCTTTTTTCAAGCGAAGTTGACGTTCTACTTTTGTAGCTTCAACTGGATCTTCTTCGTACAATTTATTCAGATCAATATTACTTGCTTCTGAATTTAATTGTTGGTTTGCAAAAGCCAAGATTTGATTTAATTCCGATAAACGTTTGGAATAGTCTTGCCTTTGTTGCTCCGCTTCAGACTGGAATTGCTTTTTTTCAAAAGATAATTCTTCTGTCTTTCTACGGTAGTCAGCATCTCTGGAATAACCTTTTTTTAATTCATCTAAGGTAACCTTTAATTCTTGACCAGCTACTTTTACAGTAAAGGTGGAATCAGGTTCTTTCTGAATATCATCTGTTTGTTCCTCAGATACTTCAGTTTCAGAAACTTCACTAGTCTCTTGTTCAGTTTCTGTTTGCGCTTCCGCTTGAACCTCAGGTTGATCTGTTTCAGATTCCTGTCTTATTGGTTCTTCAGTAGCGACTTGTTCTTCTTGAACTTGAGCTTTTTTCTCAGGTTCTTTTTCAGCTTCTGGTTTTTTAACCTCAGCTTGTTTTTCATTTACTTTTCCAGTCTGCGGATTAAGCAGTCCTGAAATTGATTTTGCAGCTATCTGCACATCAGACGCAGCTCCCTTTACAGGGTTAGCCATTAACTCTGACATATTGTCTCCTTTTGGTTGAAGTTCCGCAATAATGCGGTTGACCTATTCTAATTTTTATTATTAGAATTTTTGACCCTCAATGGATTTTCTGAAATCTTCTAATTGTCTCTTAGCAAGTTTTCCAGTTTCCATTATCTCAATAAAGTGTTGTTCCACTTTGTTAACGATTTGATATGCTAGCCATAATTTTTCTCTAGCATCTTGTTCATTAACGCCTGTATTTAACAGACTTTGAGAGTACAATTTTTTTAAATTCTCAATTGCTTCTACAAAGATTGGATTTGATAATCCTAATCTTGCTTTTTCTGATCTATTAACTTCCGATTGGAGTTTCGTTTGATCCATTTTCTGTATTTAATTCCTGTACTTGTTGTCCAAATTCTTGCGTAGCTTTTTGTGCTGCACCAAAATTTTTAGAAAGATTTGAAACTATAATTTTATTCAAATCAGCTTCTTGTTTTAGTTTAGCAGAATCAATTTGTGTACTATATTTTAACTCTAATTCTTTTATTTTTGATTGAAAGTCAAGAACCATTTGTTGATTCTTCATTTGCAATTCTTTAAACTGCAATTCTAAATCAGCTTGTTTTCGTTTGTTTTCACTATCTATTCTAGTAAATTCAATCTTTTCAATAGGAGTTAAAGCTGGTGGTTGTGGTGGTTGAACATATTGCATACCCACATCTGGGTTAACAAAGTAATTCTCTGTATTTTTAAGACCAGCATTTTCTACCATTTTAGATAAAGTATTATAAATATTCTTTAAAGTTACCATTGGAAATTCTTTTCCACCTTGTAACTGAAATGCTTGAATTTGTCTTTCAAGAATACTGTTTAGTATTACTAATTGTTGTTCTTTAGAACCAGAACCTAATCCAACTACAATATTAATATTATATTTATCTTTCCATTCAGTTGGTCTTACCGGTACGAAAACATTATTCAATTGTACCATTCTTTCAACTTCTTGGTATTTAACTGTTAATTCAAAAATCTTTTCAAATAATTCTTTAACACCAGTCTCAGCAAATATTCTAGCAATTAACTCCATACGCATTTGCGTTTGCGTCATTAGAGTATTAATTCCTGTTGCAGTTTTATTTAAAGCATCAGCGTCTAATCCTTGCGCATATCTTGTAACACCAGTTCTAGTTTCTCTGACTGTGTCTAAGTATTCAAGTAATGGAAATGCTTGAGCAGAAATTGTTTGGTTCTGCATTGGCAACATAACTTGAGAAGGTGGTTGTTTTGTTCTAACAACACCGCCTGGTCTAGCTGTTAGTAAATCATCAAGATTTACCATTCCATCCATAATCGCAATACGATTATTATTTGTTAGATACATATTGT